TCAAGGTAAACACAGACTACCTTTAACAATTAAAGAGGGATACAAAACATTAAAACAAGATTTAAAATGGCAATAAAAAAGGAGGTAACTATTGAAGCAAACACAGACGATGCTATTAAGGAGATTAAAGAACTCTTTAAAACAATGGTTAATGCTGAAAAAGAAGCACAGAAACAATCTGAGAAATTAAATGATTCAGTAGCAGAAATAGGAGAAACTGCTAAGACTACCGAGAAAGGTGTTAGTGCAATTAGTAAAGGATTTAGGGGACTAGGTGTAGCTATTAAAGTTGCTGGGATTGATTTAGTGATTAGTGCTTTAGGCACATTAAAAGAGGTGTTTGAATCAAATCAAAAAGTAGCAGATTTATTTTCTACTGCATTTGAAACAGTTTCTTTAGTGTTTAATCAGTTTGCTAATATAGTAGTAGATGTTGTACAGAGTGTAAATGAGGCTACAAATGGTTTTGATGCTTTAGGTAAGGTTTTAAGTGGATTACTAACAATAGCTATTACTCCTTTAAAACTTTCTTTTTTCGCTATTAAGTTAGGAATACAAGAAGCACAATTAGTGTGGGAAAATTCTTTTTTTGGTGACAAGGATCAAGAAACAATTAAAGAACTAAATAAAGGAATACAAGAAACTAAACAAGCGTTAGCAGATACAGGGACAGAAGCAGTCCAAGCTGGTAAAGACATTTACAATAATTTTACTGAAGCAGTTGGAGAGGTAGGAACTTTAGTAACAGAAACAGTAGATGGTATATCTCAGATAAGTATTACAGGAGCTTATGAGAGTGCTAAAGCAAATGTACAGTTAAAGAATACTGCTGAGTTAGCAGTAGCAGAACAGACTAGATTAGTTGAGCAATATGATAGACAAGCTGAGCAACTAAGACAGATAAGAGATAATGATTTATTATCACTATCAGAAAGAACAAAGGCTAATGAGGAGTTAAATACTGTTTTAGAAGAGCAAGAGAAAGCAATGCTTAAACAAGCTGATTTACAAATAGCATCAGCACAAGCAGAAGCAGATAAAAACAATTCAATAGAGAACAGAAAAGCATTAATAGAAGCAGTATCAAACAGAGAGGGTGTACTTGCACAAATAGAGGGTTTCAGAAGTGAGCAACAGAGTAATAAAATTGCTTTAGATAAAGAAGAGTTAGACCTGATAAATTCTAAGACAGAATCTGAAACACAGTTAGCTAATGAACAAAAAAGATTTTTAGCAGAGCAACAAGAAAACGAGATAACAAGACTTGAGATGTTAAGGACTGCTCTAGAGGAGGAAAAAGCTATTGAGTTAGAAAGACTACAAAACAAGATAGATTCTTATGCTGAGGGTACGCAATACAGAATAGATGCAGAGATAGAATATGCAACTAAAAAACAAGAAATAGACCAAGAGATAGCAGACAATAAAAAAGAAACTTCTTTAGCTGAAGAGCAATTAGATAAACAGGTATCATCAGCTAAACTAGGAATAGCTAAACAGTCTATGGCTTTAATAGGTGAGATAGCTGGTGAGGGTAGTAAAGTAGGAAAAGCTATGGCAATAGGTCAGGCTACTATTTCAGGTATTGAGGGAGTTCAAAATGCTTACACTACTGCACAAAAATCACCTATAACAACAGTATTCCCAGCATATCCAATAATACAAGCATCTTTAGCTGGTGTGTTTAGTGCTTTACAGATTAGAAAAATAGCATCAACTAAAGCAGATGGTAAAGGTTCTACACAAAGTCCTCAAGTTAGTGGAGGTTCAGCTCCTACTACTCCTAGTATTCCTCCAGCGTTTAATGTTGTAGGATCAAGTGGGACAAATCAGTTAGCAGATGCAATAGGAGGACAATCTCAGCAGCCTATTAGAACCTATGTTGTTTCTAGTGATGTAACAACAGGTCAGAGTTTAGATAGAAACATAGTAGAGGGAGCTACTATTGGTTAATTAAAAATATAAAATAACATAAAAATCTTTATATAATAATATGCAGATAATAGAATTAGTTTTAGGCGAAGAGGATGAGGTTACAGGAATTGACGCAATTTCAATAGTTTCAAAAGGTGCTATTGAGGAGGACTTTATTGCTTTAAAAAGTCAAGAGGTGCAACTTGCAGAGGTAGACAAAGAAAAAAGAATCTTAATGGGTGCTTTATTAGTACCTAATAAGCCTATATACAGACGTAATGATGACAATGAGTATTACATATACTTCTCTAAAGATACAGTCTTAAAAGCATCTCAAACATTTTTAATGAATGGGAATCAGAATAACTCAACTTTAGAACATCAACACGAGTTAAAGGGTTTAACTTTAGTTGAGAGCTGGATAGTAGAAGATGAAGTACACGACAAATCAAGAAAATATGATATGAGTGTTCCTGTTGGAACGTGGATGGGTAGCGTAAAGGTAAATAATGATGATGTTTGGAATGACTATGTAAAGACAGGTAAGGTTAAAGGCTTTTCTATTGAGGGTTATTTTGTAGATAAGTTAGAAAGACCTAAAGAAGAGAAAAAAGAGGATCTAAATATTTACACAGAAGAGCAAATCATAGAAAAAATAATAGATGTAATTAAGGAGGATGAGAAGTAAATTTAAAACTCCTAGCTCAACAAGTCCAACAGGAGGTAGAAGAGGTTGTTTATGTGATGACAATACTTATTCTATTGATTGTTGTGATGGTAGTTTACAGGCTCAAGGAATTGGAGTAACAACAAAAGTAAACTCTTTTTTATTGCAAGAAAATAGAGGTTTAATATTAACCGAAAATAACGGTAAAATTATATTATAATGGCAGATACTAAAATTTCAAATTTACCAAGAGCAGAGGTATTAAATGGTACAGAAATAATACCGATTGTTCAAGACGATGAAACAAGGAAAATAGCTTTAAAAGAAGCAAATACATATTTAGAATCTATTAATATTGTAAATAGTGATGGAGAAGAGTTTAGCTTAACTGTTTCTAACAAAACATTTTACAAATTAACTTGGACAGGTGGTAATGGTTTTTCGGCAATCTTTTTACCTTTAGCTAGTCAGAGCCAAAATAGAGTTTATAGGTTTATCTGCGACGGTACTATTTCAGCAAATAAATACGTTAAGATAAAAGCAAAAACCGATGAAACGATTGACGGAGATGATACTCCTTTTGTAATCAATAGAGCATACGAGGGTTTACAAGTTTGGTGCGATGGCACAGAGTGGTATATCATACAACAAAAAGCATAATTTAAAATATATTTAAAAATGAATTTAGAAAATAAAATTAGAAAGCAACTTTTTAAAACAGAGTTAGAAACTCATAAAGTTGAGTTGGATTTAGTAGGTAATTTAAGGTCTTACCCAAAAGGATTATCTAAATATAAAGGAGAGGGAGAGGGCTTAATTAAAAAAGCAAATAGACTTAAACAAGAATTAAGCGAAATACAAAAAGCCTTATTTAAATGGGCAGAGGTTGGAGATAGTATTGCAGATGATATAATAAAAGATTTAAAAAAGTTTGAAAAAATTGCAAAAGAGTTAGGGTTTAATGCTGAAATTCAAATTGATTATTCTAATGCTAATGATGTTTTTACTGAATATGCTAAACTTGCTCAAAAATATGAAAAAGAAGCAAAAAACTTGTAAAAGTAATAAATAAAATATATTTAAAAATGAAAGAACAAAAGTCAGTAAGAAACAGACTGTTTAAAACTAAGAAAGTAGAATTAGAATCTCATAAGGTAGAGTTGGCAGATAGTGTAAAAAAACTTTTATCTTATGGAAAAGGTGTTGTTACTTTTAGTAATAACATACAAATATTAATTAATGAAATAGAGCAATCTAAAAAATCTTTAAAAGTAGATTTAAGTGATTTACAAAATGATTTAGGTTTTTTAGCTAAAGGAATACAGTCTGCTGAAGTAGCAGCTAAATTATTGGGCGTAAATGTGAAAGAAGTAGAGGGATACACAAGAGGGTTACAAGCGTTTAAGGTTGGTGCAGAATATGAAAAATTAGCCAAAAAATTTTTAAAATAAATATAACAAAGAAAGATTAAAGGAGATATCTAAAATAATGTAAAAACACAGATAACTAATTTAAAAATATAAAATTTTATTTAACTATTTATATATTAATATGACAACGATTGACAAAATTAAGGAAATTCTAAATTTATCTGTGGAGGTAAAGCTAGAACAACAGAAATTAGACAACGGGGCAGTATTAGAAGCTGAGGCATTTGAACCTAATAACGAGGTTTTTATTGTTACTGATGATAATAGAGTTCCTGTACCTGTTGGAGAGTACAATTTAGAGGATGGTAAAACTTTAGTAATAGCAGAAGAGGGATTAATTTCTGAGATTAAAGAAGTAGAGCAAGAATCTGAAGAGGTAGTAGAAGAGGATGTAGAGGCTACTCCTGAAGTAGAAATGACAGAGGAAAAAACTACACCTAAAAAAGTAGTAGAATCAATTACTAAAGAGATGTTCTTTTCAGAAATTGAAAAACTACAAAAAGAGATAGATGCTTTAAAAAGCGAGAAAGTAGAATTAAGTGAGCAAGTAAATGAGGAGCTACAAGCTGAGTTAGATAAACCAGCAGTAGAACCTATTTCATTTAATCCTGAAAACAAACAGACTTTATCTAAAATTAAGATAGGTAATAACAGACCTATGTCTACACTAGATAGAGTAATGAGAAAATTAAGTAACTAAAATTAAAAAATTAAAAAAATGAGTGTTTCTTTAACTTCAACTTATGCTGGTGAATTTAGTGGTAAATATATTGCTGCTGCTTTATTATCAGCTTCAACTCTAGATGCTGGAGCTATCAGCATTATGCCTAATGTAAAATACAAGGCAGTAATTCAAAAAGGTGCTACTGATGACATCGTAAAAGACGCTACCTGTGATTTTGTCACAGATGAAGGCACATTAACACTAACAGAGGCAGTATTGCAGCCTGATGAATTTCAAGTAAATTTGATTCTGTGTAAAAAAGACCTACACAATTCGTGGGAAGCTGAACAAATGGGATATTCTGCATTTGATAACTTAGCTCCAAGTTTTGCAGAGTTTGTAATTGCTCACGTTGCTGCTAAAGTAGCTGATAAGACAGAGAAAAACATTTGGAAAGGTGCTGCTGCAACAAGTGGAGAGTTTGATGGTTTTGAAGCTAAATTATTAGCAGATGGAACTGTAAACGATGTAACAGGAACTACTGTAACTGCTACAAATGTGATTGATGAAATGGGTAAGGTAATTGATTCAGCAGTAGCTAACGCACCAGCTATCTTAGGTTCTGAGGATTTAACTTTATATGTACCTATTAATGTTGCACAGGCTTATATTAGAGCTTTAGGAGGATTTGCTGCTACTATTGGAGGAGCTGGTACAGATAACAAAGGTACACAATGGTACAACGGTGGTGCTTTAACTTTTGAGGGTGTAAATATCTTTGTATGTAAAGGAATGTCATCTAACAAAATGGTTTTAGCTGAAAAGTCTAATCTATATTTTGGTACAGGTTTGATGAGTGACCAAAATGAAGTTCGTGTAATTGATACAAGTGAAACTTTAGGAGATCAAAATGTAAGAGTAATAATGAGATTTACAGGAGGTGTACAACACGTTTTCGGTTCTGATATCGTTTATTATTCTTAGTAAAACAATTAACTAACAATAAAAAGGGGTAGGGATTTTATACCCTACCTTTTTTTTTAAAAAAACTATATAAAAAATGGCGTGTTTATTAACTAGTGGTCGAAAAGTAGCCTGTAAAAGCTCAGTAGGTGGTATTAAAACTGTTTACTTTGCTGATTATGGTACTTTAGGAGATGCTACAATAACTTCAGGAGAGATTACTGCATTGTCAGGTACTCCAACTTGGTTTCAGTTTGATTTAAAGGGTACATCAACTTTAGAAACTGCAATCACATCATCAAGAGAGAATGGTACTACTTTTTATGAGAGTACATTAACTTTGAGTTTACCTTACTTAGATAAGGCTACACAAGAAGAGATAAAATTATTATCAGTAAGCAGACCACATATTGCTATTGAGGATTATAATGGAAACTTCTTTTTAGTAGGTTTACTTAATGGAGGTGATGTAAATGGTGGTACAATTTCAACAGGTGCTGCAATGGGTGACCTATCAGGTTCATCTCTTACATTTGTAGCACAAGAAAAAGACGCTCCTTATTTTGTAGTATCTACTGTAATAACTGATGATGCTTCAGCTACTCAAATTGATCCTACTGCTTAATCAGTAATTAATTTATTTTTAAAATTAGCCTTTCTTTTGAGAGGCTTTTTTTATTTGTGTTATGTAAAAAAAAATAAAAATGTTTATATATTAATAAGCGATAAGATATGAAAACAATTTCTTTAACAGGTACACACACATTTAACATAATCCCTAGAGAGTTTGTAAGTTCAATAGATATTAAATTAACTAGTGAAACTACAAATCAAACAATAGAGATTACAGTAGATAGTGTTACAGAGGGAAATTACTTAGAGTTTTCTGCTAATTTTGGTACTTTAACAGAAAGTGACTTTTATACTTTAGATATTTTTACACAGTCACAAGATTTAATATATAAAGATAGAGTTTTTGCTACTGCTCAAACAATAGACCAGCTAAACAACAATTACTATACAGTAAATAAAGATGTTTATGTTACAGAGGATTCAGCAGATAATGATTTTATAGTTATATAATA